ATCTTCCCTCTCCTATGGACGCCCCTTCGGCGTCGCTTTATATATAAGGCATATCCCCACATAATGCAAGCCCCATCGGGGTTTATTTTCGCGATCGGAGTAAATTATCGCTTGACACATACGGTGCTATGCCCCATATGTATAGCGGACACAGGAGACTGATATGGCACTTTCGATTATCCGGCAAGGCGATAAGTGGATCGCGCGGTTCCCGTTCTCTTATGAGACCAAGGATGTCGTAAAGGCCGCCGGGTTCCGGTTCGATCCCGCGACCAAGACGTGGTACACGCGGGACGCGGCGATTGCCGCGCGGCTCGATCCCGCACGGGCGGAAGCCGCGATCGTGGAGGCCAACCGGTCGATCGCGATGTCGCGGGCGGTGTCGGCAACGGTGGCGGTTCCCGCCCCCGCCGGCCTCGCCTATCTGCCCTACCAGTTAGCGGGCATCGACTATGCCAAGGCGCGGACAAACACGCTGATCGCCGACGAAATGGGCCTGGGCAAGACAATCCAGGCGATCGGCCTCATCAACAGCGATCCCAGCATCCGGAAAGTGCTGATCGTCTGCCCGGCCTCGTTGAAGATCAACTGGCTGCGGGAACTCGAGAAGTGGTTGGTCGAGCCACGGTCGATCGAAATCGCCAACGGGCTTTGGCCCTCGGCCGATATCATCATCATCAACTACGATATCCTCGGAAAGTGGCGGTCCGCGATCGACGCCGACGATTACGATCTGCTGATCGTGGACGAGGCCCACTACGCCAAGAACAGCAAGGCCCTGCGGACCAAGCTGTTGCTGGGCTACAGCGATCGGCGGGCACCGCAGAACAACATGGCCCCGATCGCCGCCAAGCGGCGGGTGTTCCTGACCGGGACGCCAATCGTCAACCGGCCAAAGGAGCTTTGGTCGCTGGTCGAGGCGCTCGATCCTGAGGGGATGGGCGCGAGCTTCATGGGCTTCATGAAGCGGTACGCCAACGCCCATCCAGGCGAATACGGTTGGGATTTCAACGGGGCCAGCAATCTCGAAGAGCTTCAACAGCGGCTGCGGTCAAAGTTCATGATCCGGCGGTTGAAGGCAGACGTGCTGACCGAGCTTCCCGCCAAGCGGCGGCAGATCATTCTGCTGTCGCCCCCCGATCGGGCGGCACGGGCAGCGATTGCGGCCGAGCTTGAGGCCTTCGAACGGGCCGAGCGGGCGCGGGAGCAAGCACGGGCCGACATCGAGCGGGCGCAAGCGGCCGGCGATAACGCAGCCTACACGGCAGCAGTTGCCCGGTTGCGGCAAGCGCAGGGGCTGCTCTTCACCGAGATGAGCCGGGTCCGGCACGAAACGGCCGTGCGGAAAATCCCGCAGTGCATCGAACATCTGACCGAATGCCTCGACAGCGAGCAAAAAGTGGTCTGCTTCGTCCACCATCACGATGTCGCGGACGCGCTGAAAGAAGCCTTCCCGACAGCGGCGGTTGTGACCGGGCAGATCGGGCTGGTACAGCGGCAAGCCGAGGTCGATCGGTTCATGACCGATCCAGCATGCCGGCTCTTCATCGGCGGCATCCAGTCGGCCGGTGTCGGCCTCACGCTGACGGTCGCCAGCCACGTCGTGTTCTGCGAACTGGACTGGGTGCCCGGCAATATCAGCCAAGCTGAGGACCGGTGCCATCGGATCGGCCAGATGAACAGCGTACTGGTCCAGCATCTGGTTTTCGACGGCTCGATCGACGCGCGGATGGCGGCAGTGATCATCAGCAAGCAAGCGGTGATCGAGGCAGCGGTGGATACGCCCACGGCGGCGATCGAGATGCCCGCCGCCCAGGCAGCGGTGTTCGCCGAGATGAACCGGCCAGCCCCCGGCACAGAACCGGTGCCGGTTTACGACACGATCCCCTTCTGACCTTCTAAAGAACCGAATTGAGACCCAGATGACCAACAATCGCAATCGCCACAATCCGTTCTTCCGCGACACCCCAGCCGGTCGGCGTGGCTATCGCGACGCCATGGCCGGGCGGCCTTATCCGCCCCCCGCCGTGTTCGACGGCTGGAGCCGCGCCAAGCAGCGCAATTACGAGCGCGGCCGGTTACACGCCGCGAATGTGCGAGCGGCCTTTGGTCGCCACGCTGCGGCAACGCGGCAGCGGCACCAAGTTTGGGAAGCGGCCGAAACGATCGGCCCGGCGGTCCCACCAAGCCGGCACTAGGCCAGCTAGGCCAACTAGGCCGGCTTGCAACTCCGGCGGAATTTAAGCCGTTGATATTCCTGCTTGGCGGTAATCCGCCGCTTATTCCGCCGCGTAAACCGCGCGTTTACGCCGGATTTCGCATGGCCTTAGGCCGGAAAGATCATCACCGCGCCCTCGATCTTCTCAAACGCCTTGAGCGCCTGTTCCAGCGAGCGGTAGCGCTTGCGCACCATCGAGCGCGACGATGTCCAGTGGCCGGTCTTCCAGTGTTGCCACATTAAATGGACATGATAATGGCCCTGCCACCAGCGCAGCCCCCAGGTCGGTCGCGGATCGCCGTAATTCATTCCCGCAGCCCCTTGATAAGCTCGGGATCACCGTGCAGCGCGTTGAGCAGCGATTTGCCCTCACGGGCGAACTCGAGGATGCGGTGTTCGATTGGGGCGCATACCAGATCATCCATCACCAAGAGCCGCTCACCGCGCGCCAGCGGGCGGCTCTCGGCTTGTTTGCGGCTGATCACACCGGGCGGGCTTTCGTAGAAGATCAGCCAATCAGCGCGGCCGAGATTGATCGACGTGCCGCCGGTCGCGGCATTGGAGATGATCACCGGCAGCTTGCCCTCTTGGAAGCGATCGATCAGCACGCGGCGCTGCGGCATCGGCGTGCCACCGTAAATCCAGCCGCAGTCGATCTTGAGCTTTTTGAACAGCCGTACCAGCCGCTCGCCGCTATGCGTGTAATCGTGGAAGATCACCACTTTGAACTCGTCGCCGACATCGGCGAACGTCTCTTCCAGCCATTCGAGTTTGGCGCAATCCAAATCGAGCGTGTGTCGCTCATCGGTATCGGGATCGATAACTTCGGTAAAACCGGAAGCGATCTGTCGTAGCTTGAGGAAGATATTCTCGACCGCAACGCGGCTGATCTTCTGCTCTTTCAAGAGTTCGATATAGCCGTTGAGCGCGCGGCGGTAGGCGGCGCGTTGCTTGGGCAGCATCGATAGTTCGATGACGTTCGAACTGACATTGGTGTCTTGGATTTCCGACAGCGACAGCGACATCATCATGTGCCTGAGTTTGCCCTTGAGGATGTCCATCCGGCGGACGTGTTCCTTGCTGCCGGGTTTGGGGAAGACGTATTGCACGCCCCTAAAGGGGAGGAACTGACGGACGCCAAAGGCCTCTTCGAAAAAGCGCCGGGCGGTGCTGAGGCTCTCGCCGCCATCCATCAGAAAAGCCTCGGCCCAAAGCACAAAGGGATCGCGGCCAAACGGTGTACCGGTGAGACCGGCCCGCCAGCGGCAGTGCTGGACAAGTTCGACGGCGATCTTAAAGCGCAGCGCCTCGTCGTTCATCGCCTTGTGGATCTCATCGATGATCACACAGTCGAAGAACTCGGCTGTAGCCCGCAATTTCGGATAATCGGGATAGCGCTTATTACGCCCCTTTTTCGCCCCTCGGGCGACTTCCCGTATCTCGGAAAACAGTACCTGTAGCGTGGACCATGTGGTGCAGACCGCGTCGGCCGAGCTTCCCAGCGCGTCGCACAATTCGTCCCAAGCCCCTGGCCCCGATCGGACAAACCGGATGTCGAGCGCGCTGTGAACGCGGTACTGGCTCTCCCACTCATCGATGCCGATCGGGGCGTGCGCGATGATCAGCGCCCGTTGGACTTTGCCTGTCGCCCGCAGGAACGAAAGCCAGTCGAGCGAGAGCTTGGTCTTGCCGGTCCTGGGGTCCCAGTACCACAGCACGCGCTGCGCCCAGATGCCAAAGGCGAGGCCCTGGATTTGCGAAAGTCGGGGAGGGGTGCGGAAGCGGGGTTCCGCACCGTTGGCGATCTTGGCGATCAGATCGAAGCACCAAGTCGCATCTTTCGCCTTGATATCAATCGTTAATTTCGGTTGGGCCGTGAGGAAGCGATTGATGGCTTCGGGAGAAGTCGGCATTTATCCCCGCTTTTCCACATTTTCTCCACATATTTTCCCACAGAGGTCGGCCCGGATATATTCCGTAGCTTCGACACCATCCTCACACGTGCCGAGCCACACATTGTCCTGGCACCATTGCTGGCCAATGCTCGGGTCCGCGCAGCATTCCGGCTCCAGCCAGATGCGCTCGGGGCTATTCTGCCGCCATGGCTCGTCGGGGGGCGTTGTCCCCGTCGTCAAACTGTCGTGCGATTTCATCGGTCACCGTTTTGGTCATGTACGTGCTGTCGATACAGAACTGCCCCGTCGCATAGGACTGCGTGATCGTCGCGCTCCATTTATCCGGTGCATTGCGCGCCGCATCGACATATACCCGTGCTATACCCAGCCCGCGTTCGTCCTGGGATTGCGAATAGGTCACAGCCGTGTCAACGGTGCCCAAGAGCGACCAGTCCTCCGCGATATGCGTGCCCGTCACCGTCTTGGCTGTCGCCGACTGGCGGTTGGTCTGCGTCGCGGTAACGAGCGCAATATTGCGTTGCACGGCGATCCCGCGCAGCGCCACGCCCATCCGGCCCAGCGACAGCCGGTGCTGCCGCACGTCGCCGATATCCATCAGATTGATGTAATCGATGATCAGCATGTGAGGTTTGAAGCCTTCGCTGCGCTCCAGATGATCGAGCAGATTGTTGATTTGGCCGATCGTCAGCGTGCCAGTCGAGAACTCTTGCACCAGCAGCTTACCCGGTGATCCCGGCTTGCCGGTAAACTGATACGGCTCGATCGCCTGTGCCAGCGATCCCGGTGTCTTGTCGATAAGCGACACCGTATCGATCTGATCCTTGAAGTCCAGCCGGAACCGGCCCACTGCATCAAAGACGAAGAGCGGGACACGCATCGTCCGCGCCTGCTCGACGGTCAACTGCAAGAACGCCTGCGTGTAGCGCTGCTGCGTGATCGTGCTTGAGTTTTCCAGGGTGATATGCAGGACATCACTGTGCGCCTGGACCGCGCGGCGGCCAATCTGGATCAGCGCCCATGTCTTGCCGGATTTGCGCGGCCCCATGTGAAGGTAGACTTCGCCGCGATCGGGATGGATGCCGCGCTCGTCCAGATCATCGATCCCAGAGGAAAATTCGAAGCCCTCCTTCTTATTGAGAAACGAGAACCACCGCTCGGTCTCATGTAGCCAGACGCCTTGTGGCAACTTCATCACAATACCGGCCACAGCCAGCGCTTCGCGCGCGCCCTCGATGTCTTCGTTATTGAGCGCGTCGTAGGCCGTATCCATCGACATCATCATCTTGCGCTTGGCGATGAACTTGTCCAGTGCGTCTTGAACCGGCTTGCTCTGTAAACCGGGATGCAGCTTCTCCATGTTATTGATGATATTGCGTAGGAACTCCCCGTCGCGATGGCGGAGTTCCTTTTCGAGATAATCGCGCAGATGTCCACGCGGAGGCACGCCGTATTTCGCAATATGGTCCAGCGCGAACTGCGCGATACGCTGATATTCCCGTGTCGAGAACATCTCGGCCGTGACCTGCATGGCAATGGTCGGGGCTTGATCAAAGTCCCAGCACAGCATCGTCAGGACGTTGTCCTCGTGCGCATCTTTCAGTTGTCGATCAACCATCGATTATCCTTCAGTGGCCAAGTTCCTGGCCCCAAACGAGAACATGAAGTTGCGGAAGGGCCGTGCAATTCGCTAGCCGGGGCCGCTTGATGACGGCCTCGGCCAGCCAGTGATACCGCTTGATGACCGCGACGGCGGGCAGCGCGGCACTAATATCGGTGCCGGCCGAGAGATACATTTGCACGTCGGGCAGGAACCGATGAATACGCTCGGCAAAGTCCAGATCGGCATCGTCAAAGCAGACGATTTTAAGCACCATGCGCGCGCGCAACCGGGCAAAATACTTTTGCAGGATCGCCGGATCGAGCCGATCGGCCATCCCCGATGACGGCGGCTTGGGCGACACGGTGACGAGATGGCAGTATTCGAGCCATTCCTGCCAGAATGCTCCCTGAGTTTCCACTGCAATCTTGTAGTCGCTCAGCGGCACCACGACGGCGGTCAAATCCCAATCGACCGGGTCGCCCCCGGTCAGTGTCACCCAGGGGGCCGGCGCGCGCAGACGGTGAACCGCATCCACGATCTGGTCGGCTGTCATCCGGTGGGCTTTATGGCTCAAAGCAGGATCGACCGCGTGCATACTGTCACACCAAGTGCAGCGGTAGGAGCAGCCAAACGTCCGGATGAAATGCGAGAGCTTGCCGGCGACCGCGCCTTCGCCCTGGATCGTCGGGCCGAATATCTCGCGCACCATGATATGGTCGGGCATCAGAGTTCATCCAGTTCTACGATCTGGTAGTCGGCGTAACCGTTACGGAACTCTTTATTGGCGTCGCAATAAGCAATCGCCAAATCCATATTGGCAAATACTACAATTCCATTGCTATCAAGCACAGCCTCGACCGGCGCGTCATCGTGAGTATTGGAGCGGTAAAGGATAACGCATTCCAATGACATCATCTATCTCCACACAGGAAGAAATAGAGCCACAATACCGGCTTTAACCAATCGCCCCCACCAAAGTGATCGGGGTTTTCCTGGCGAATTTCCTTTATTCGTTCATCAGACAGCGGCGGCGCTATCTTCCGTCTGCTGCCCCACCAACCGCGAACCGGTGTCATCCTTAATGATGCACAATTGCTCAACAAAGCCGCTATGCGCGAGCGCGCGGTGATCGCATATCCAGATCGAGCGGTTGCCGGTCTCAGCACGCGCCCGGAGGCTTTCGAGCAAGTCCTCAACGCCCTGTTCCGATAGCCAAGCTGTCGGTTCGTCAAATACCTCAAAATCAAACCTGACGCCAGCCCAACGCTGGATGAGATTGGCAAGGCCAAGCGATACGGCGAGCCGCGCCCGTTGGCTTTCCCCTCCCGACATCACGTCGAATTTGCTCTGCCCGGCGGGCGACGCGACATCGATCTGAACGCCCAGCTTGACCGTCCCAGACCGTGTCTCCGTCGCCGTCTTAAAGACTATACCCCAATCTGGCAGACCAAGCGCCAATAAGCTATTGCGCGTTTCCAGACTTAGCTCCTCTAAAACGCGTTCCAGACAGTAAAGGCGAACACGGCGAAAGCCCTGCCGCCAGAAATCAAAGCTCTGTTGTTGTCTGAGGATATGCTGTTCATCAATTCGCTGTAGCTCCAGCACGTCTTCCAGACGCTGATACTCCGCTACCGCTGCCTGGGCTTGGGCCTCGTAAGGACTGGTCTCCTTGGCGAGACGGGTTGCCTCTAGGTCCATACGGTTAAGATCGCGTTGTAGGTTCGCGATTTCCGTCTCTAACACGGCGCGTTCCGATCGACGCTGCTGATTGGTCACCGTCGCCGCACGCCATGTCTCCTCGGCCCCGCGCACGGTGCCGGCGGTGGTCTCGATGTCTAGCATGGCATTGGCGATCAGCTTATCGAGTTCCTCGATGCGCGGCACGGTGCGCTCGGCAAAGGCTTCGACATGGGCGGCGTCGATCGGCTGGTCACACGTCGGGCAATTATCGTTCTCTTCAAAGAATTTGAAGGTCGCCTCGATCACGCTCATCTCGACATCGAGCGTCGCCTTCGCCCGCACGGCATCGATATTGCGGTTGCGCGCGGCCGACAGTTCCTGGCTCAGCCGCCGCTCGTCCAACAACTCCAGGGGGTTTTGGTACGCCAGTTCGAGAGCGTCAAGGCGCGCTTCCGTCGCTTCGAACGGCTTCATCAGCGCCTCGAAGCGGGCCTGCTTCTGGGCCTCCCATTGGTCCTCGAGTTCGCGAAAGCGCTCGAAGTCGCCCAGGCCTTCCTGCTGCCCCAGCGTGCGCTGTATGGCCTCGCGTATCACCGTCAGCGATTGGGTCGCCTTGCGGTATTCCTCACCGGCCAGATCGGCGGCCTCCATCCACATTTCCAGATCGAGGACTTCGTCCAGCAGATCACCACGCGCCGGCACCGGCAGATCGATAAAGAGCGGCACGGCCTGACCAAAGATCACCGAATTGAGAAACCGCGACCGGGTCAGTCCGATCAGTTCCTCGATCGCCTGCTGATCGACTTGTTCACCGCCGATAAAGACGCGATTAGGCGGTGCAGAGCGCTGGATGGATACCGGCTCGCCGTCGATCGCCAGCGTCAGTTCGCTAGAGACGTTGAGCTTGCCGTAGGACACCAGATCAGAGGACCGCAGTCCCTTGACCGATGTCCCGTAAAGCACAAAGCAGACGGCGTCCCAGAGTGTCGATTTGCCAGCCCCGTTCGCGCCCAGCCGTGGCTCGGCGCGGTTGTCACCGGAGATGAGCTTGAGGCCG